CTCAGCAGACAAAGGAATTCCAGTCGTCCGCAGCGTTTTGGGCAGTTTGTTGAACCGAAACTTTCGATCGCGATGCCGGCGTAAACCCCATATCGGAGCCCGTTTTCGCGAGGATTTGCGCTTGCTTGTGCGCGATTCCGAGAAATGGACTCTGCACTGCGACGCCGTTTGCCGCCTTTACCAAAAGCCCTGTTCTGGCCAGTCCGACTTGCGCTTGTCGATGCAGATCGGCTGCGCATGCCCAAACTTCGAGCACCGTCAGGTCAAGATTCTTGAGCAAGTTCGGCGGCGCCGATCGAATGGCGTGCTCCCATGCGAGCTTCGCCCCCGGCGATAAGTGATCGGGCGGCAGCGCCAGGTCGCCCTCTGGCACAGGCTCAAGCGGGTTGACCCGCACGGCTCTCAGCGTGCCCTTGAGCGCTTTGATCGCATTCGGAATTGTGGGACGTCCGGCCAATTTTCATTCCCTTATGTATCGGATAAGTCCGGATGTGGCCCAATGCCCATTATGGACATACAGAAAAAAGCTTTCGGCCACGCATGATTTGCATTAAATCAACAGAGATTTAATGCCCCTACCCCATGCGCGCATTAATATTCATTGGCGCAATGCTTTAATTGCATTGGACTTCAATTCAATGTGCGCTCACTTAAACTCTTTCGGTTGTGGCAACTCACACATAGCGATTGAAGGTTTGCCGCATTGAATCGGTCGCCGCCTTGCTTGATTGGCACGATGTGATCAACCACGACTGCCGCCGTTGTCAGCTGGGCTTCCCTGCACGCCACGCACAACGGGCTTCCTCGAAGCACCGACTCCCGAGTCGCCCGCCACCGCCTCGACGAATAGAAACCAATCTCAGCGTCAAACGATCGCCGCGCTCTACCGTAGTCGCGATGCTCATTGCCTCGATGCTTGTCGCAATACCCCGGCGTTGCCAGCACTGCTGCGCAGCCTGGCTGTCTGCAAGGCGTGGGCGCGGCATATGGCATTAGGCTAGTGGCGGCTTGTCACGTACTGGACTTGCCAATCGCAACCGGGCGAAGGCAGCATCAAAAGATCGGGGCGATGCAATGGCGGGCGTCCCATGGATGGCTCCCACGTCGCAAGCGATTCGTCTTGGCGAACCCGCACCACAACGCCGTTGGCGATGTCAGACACCGCATGGCGCAGCAAGCGCACGCCCATTGGCATAAGGTCACGGCGCCACAGCTCGCCCGCGTCATCATCTGGGCGCACAAAGCAATAGTCCTGCGCGGCAATGGGACCGCCATCGACCGCATTAGATAGCCAGTAGACCGAACCACCCGCGACCCGATCGCCCATCTTGATTGTCCACCGCACGGCGTCACGCCCCCGATGAAGGGGCAGCAACGAAGGGTGATAGCCGATGCCACCGAATCGCGTTCCTAGCAGGACCCGCTCGGATACGAAATCATGCGAGTGCGCGGCCACGACCAGGTCGACGCCGCTTGGCATTGTGCGAGCGCTCAATCCGTGCGCGAGCGTCACGCCCATGCATTCGGCCGCCATTGCCAGCCTGTCCCGCTTCGAGTCGACCGGTAACGGCGCAAAGACACACGCGATCTCGTGGCCGTCTTCAATGAGCGCCGAGAGCACCGACGCGCCGAATGACCGCTGGCCGGCGAGAACGATATTCAAGCGGTCGCCCCGGAGTATCGGAATCCCTGCACTGCCCGAAAGTGGCCGCCGCCAATCTTCATGCCTTTGCGGGCCTTGTTGTCCCCGTAAAGCACGGCGCTCACTTGGTTCCACTTGGCGTCGCGTCGAAGCGCGGCTACGAGCCCAGGATGCGAGGTGTGAAAGATCACCCGATTGACGCGCTTACCGTACTTGCCTTGGCCGCTGACCTGTAAGTCCGCGACCGCGTTTAGAAATCGCATGCCGATACCGGCGCCCTGCCACTCAGGCATGACGACCATGCGACTCGCGCGCATCGCCGCCTCATTGTTTTGCAGCCGCGGGCCGGCGGCTAAGTGGCACGCCAACTCGCCATTGACGGTGCCGACGAAGTAATCGGCGCCGACCATCGACGGCAATTTCAGATAGTAATGCGGCTCAAACAGGTGCCAGTAACGACGGTCTGTCTGCCAAACTTGAAGTTCGAAATGTGGCCGACGCCAAAGTGACCCCCGTTTGAATTCGCCCGTGCTCGTGTCGTAGACCCAGTCAGGCTCGAGCCATTCGATGATGTCGTAGTGGCACGAAAGCATGACGGCTTGTCCACTTGTTCGCTTCCACGCCTTGCCAAACGCCATTGCGCCGAACCGTGCGATCTGGCGATCCACAACCGATGTGAACTCATCGACCACGACCTTCTCTGGCGCCTCGCAGATGATGCGCGCGAGATCGGCACGAAACTTCTCTCCGTTGGACAGCACCGAGTAAGGACGCAGCCATGTGGGGACGCTTCCAAGGCCCACCGACGCAAGCGCGGCAGTCACACCGTCAAATTCAGCGCCGGGCGCGATGCAGTCGACGATTGGCTTGTCGGGAGCCCAGCCAGAGGCGTCGTAAACAAAGCCACCGTCGCCAAACACTTGTTTGCCAAGACTTGTTTTGCCGCTTCCCGAAGGTCCAACAATGAGCCCGATCTTCCATTTGCCGTCGTCAATGTCGAGGCTTGCGTCGTGCGAAAAGTTTGCGCCGCTTTCGCAATTGAACAGACTTTTGACGCGAGACGCCCGATAAGAGTTGAACTCGTCGCAGGAGTTGCGCACCGAGAGCTTCATACGTTGACGACCTTCACCTCGTAGCCCGAGCTCTGCAAGTCGTTAAACACCGACTCCTGATGGGCCTCGTCATTGCACATGACAATCACGCCGTACTTGGCACCGAACGTCGCGGGCTCGTCTTCATCAACCGTGGCGGCCTCGAGCCCAAGAAGGTTGGCTAGCTCTTGCGCGGTAAAGCCCATTTTCCCAAGGTCAAAGTCAGCTTCATGCAAGTCGGCCAACTCGACCTTGAGCAGCTCGTCGTCCCAACCAGAGTTCAATGCGAGCTTGTTGTCGGCCAGGATCAGCGCCTTGCGCTGAGCCGTGCTCAAGTGATCCAAGACAATCGCGGGAACTTCCTCGAGCGCAAGTTTGCGCGCGGCCATCAGGCGGCCGTGGCCGGCAATGACGTTGTTGTCGCCGTCAATCAGGATCGGGTTGGTCCAGCCGAACTCACGGATGCTTGCGGCGATTTGCGCTACTTGCGCGTCCGAATGTGTACGAGCGTTATTGGCATACGGAATCAGCTTAGTCACCGACGCCGAAATGACCTTGGGTGATTTAGCTGCCATGCGCCCTAGAAATGAAAAAGCCCGCTCGTCTTTCGACTGCGGGCGTAACTCGTACCAATGACTGAAGACTCGCAGTTGTATGTCACACAGTCAAGCATTTGCGAATCGGTAATGAACCGCGAGGACGCCAAGCGCGCCAACGAGAATGCCCTTGGCTTCGTGGGCGTTGATCGAGCGTCCATTCCACGCCCTTCGAATGGCCCATTCGCGAACGCTCATGCCGAGCCCGGCAACGAACCAAACCGCTGAGCCGCCGGGGCTCGAGCTGCCCCCGACGGCGTCCAACGCGTCGCGCACGCGCTTTCGGGCGAAGGCCGCGCTCTCTGTCACGCTCCCCTGCCCGGCCGCGCCCAGGCGCTCGAACGTGGGCGCGCCGCTTGGGCTCAAATTTGCCGCGTGAAATGATTTTCCAAACTCTTGTCCCGCGTTGTGCATCGGCTCATTGATTGCACCGCCCCGAAGAAGCAGACCCAATGAGTCGACCGTCCGGTAGTGCTCAATCCGAAACGATGTCCCGTCCTCGCCCTGGCTGATCCATTCGACATCGCGCTCGAAGCCCGATGGCGGGTGCTTGGTCATGCGCGTGCCCCTTGCTTCATCGCCCATTCGAGTAGCGCAAGCGCGTCGGCCTCGTTGTCATCCGTGACAGGGTGCCCGAGGGCGAGCATTGCATCGATGACGTCGGTCTTGCTCGCGTTGCCCTTGCCGGTTGCGTGACGCTTGATGGTTCCCACCGGCACGCCCGAGTAAGGCGTCTGATGATGTTCGCACCATGCGGTGAGCACCCCCATAAAGCCGCCGTAGACGTGGGCAGCATCAGTCGACGCGTGACGCCTCACTTCCTCGAAGTAAACCGCGCCCAAGCCCTCGCGTCCGCTGCCAAGCGCCTTGATCTCGGTGAGCCATTGCTTGAATCGCAAGAAGCGCATGCCGCCGCCTTCGAACCGTTGGGCTTTGAAACCGATGAATCCGTGGAAGATCGGTCCGTCGGTCGAGCGAAGCGCAAATCCGGTCGTGGTGCCGAGATCGAGCGCGAGGATTGCCGTCGGCGGCGGGCGAATGAACGGAGTGAGGTCGTCTTGCATGCGTCGTCCGTTGGAGGTGTGGCAGGTCGAGTGCCTCTAGGGTTATTACTTATTATTTATTACTTATATACATATATTGGTGGTC